GTAACAATGTTCCGCATTATGTTTATGTTTGTGTTGCGGTGCAACATGGAAGAATTTATGATCTGGAGATTTTACAACGAGGAGAGGGTTTATTTGATACCAGTTCTTACGAACAAAAGTAAAAAAAATGGGAGGGATAAACCCTCCCGGTTGTGATTAAGACTTAGGATAATCTGGCTCCTCTGTAGCCCAAAAATCTGATTGACCTTCCATAGGACCTTTAGCTGGAGTTAAAAATATTGGTCTAGAAAGCTGACGTGTTAACTTATGAAGAGTGGCTTCTAATGCTTGAACCTTTTTAGTTAACTCTTCAACATCGTTAGTTATATCAGCTTGTGCCTCTTCTATCTCAACTGCGGCAACATCCTGTATTGCTTCAATTACAATATCCTGCACAACATCCTTAATATCTTCGACATCAAGAGCAAGAGTAGCATCTAGTTTTAAATCTGACATTTTTTATTTCCTTTTTTGTTGTTAAAGACTGTTTGACAATATATTTAAAATAAAAGTTCCCAATATTTAAATTAATTTTAATTTATTTTTAATCTTTTTGTGCTGCAGTGCAACATGAAATGACTTGGTGAATTATGCTCATGGAGAGGGTTTATTTGAAACCAGTTCTTTGAACTAAAAAAGAGAAGGGAGACTTTCGCCTCCCTTGATGGTTATTTATTAAATGGAATTTTCTTTTCAAATAAAACACTTATTAGTTTTCCTCCACGTCCCCAAATACGTTTATAACCTAGTTTATTATCAAGTTTAATTAACTTCTTCCTACGTCTGTATGCATAACTCATTTTACTTCCTCCTAAAAGTTGGGGGGAAAATCCCCCCATGGTTAATTTAATTTATCCCTCAACTCTTTCAAAGTATCTTTGAATTGCTAGTGCATTGTGCTCATGGAGAGGGTTTTTTTGAAAATTATCAAAGTCTCTTTTAGCCTCGGCACATGGATAATAAATATAAAGTAGGTAAGGGTACTTTTCTCCCACTTCTCTTGGAGCTATGTCAGAATGGATATGTTTATGCACAGTGGCAATCGTTAAGATTGTTTGATTATGTGTATAAATAATAGCAGGATATATTTGTCCTACCCTTGCATTTTTATAATCAAAGGTTCCTTTTTCTATGTAACAGATATCGTAATAGTTCTCGTCCTGTACCTGGGGATGGATATATTCTATAAATCCCTGACGAATTAATTCCTTTGTTTTTTTGATTCCCTCGAACCAATCCTCAACTTCATTCCAATCTCTAATATCTGATTCAAAATCAGAATCCTCACCAGTGAAATAAGGTTCAGCATAAACGTGGATAATATCTTTGGATGACTTGATCTCTTCTTGATGTAGATCGTTAAAAATTGTTTGATGTTTCATGTTATTTCCTTTTTAAAAGTTGGGGGGAAAATCCCCCCGTTGATTAATTAAATAATTCTAGTTGTGGGTTATTGAGATCCCGTTGTTTTTTCCAGCTATAATCAGCGTGGTTCATTTTAGCTATCACTGCAGTAGGTTTATTGTTACGTTGTGCCCAATTAGCATTTTCTAATCTTTGTAACTGGAACCAAGGATCAATCTTTGCTAGTTTGTTGTGTTTCTTAAACCTTCTCATTTCCATCCTTAACATATATCTATCATGTGACCATCTTGTTAAACATTCATTAATAACAAAGTAGATAGAGAATACAGATACAACTAATAAAACTATACTGATTAATTGGTAAAGATCGAAGTTCATATTATTTCCTTTTTTGTTGTTTAAAATTGTTTGACAATATATTTAAAATAAAAGTTCCCAATATTTAAAACTTTTTTAACTTTTTTTAAGTTTTTTTGCTTTTTATTTTTTGGGGTGTACCTTTGTTTTTTATGCTGCGGTGCAATATGGTACGGGTGGGGTACCCCCCCATTGCGTAGGGGGTGGGGGGTATATGTATATATAATGATCTGCACAAACATTTACAAATATTTTCAAAATAACCCCCCCTACTGCTTTAACTATTGATATTCCGTTTTATCTTATATATCATGAGTTTCTATGGAGCATTTAAATATTGACACCGATATAGATTTGCCACAAAAGCATCATAAATATAAAGATACTTACGAAAAAGCGAAGGTTGCCTGTCAGACAGCTATGGCTTTGAACGATAAAGGTATGCCTATAGAAATTGATGAGGAGGATGAGCTTTTTGCTCAAGAGATTCTAAAAACCAAGTCTAAACCTCTAACTAAAGAGGTTTTCCGTCCAGGATCTGCTATTAAGTTGGGAGCCATTCTAACTGAATACGATACTCAAATAGCCAAAGATGCAGCACAACTACGAACAGTTGCAACTAATAAATTAATTGAGTTGATGGATGATACTGACCCTAAAGTAAAACTACGAGCGATAGAATTGATAGGTAAAATTGCTGATGTTGGTTTGTTTGCCGATAGAACCGAGATAACTATCGGCACTCGCAGCACAGAGGATCTGGAAAAAGAGCTACATAAGTTAGTGGGCGATTATGTTGATGTAGAGGCAAAAGAAGTGAGCGAGTTGAAAATAGAGAATGTAGAATGAAGGCAGATTTGCTGTCTATAATACCTAAGTTACCTCTAGAGAAACAAATTATAGCTAAAGATATTTTAGAAGAGCTCAATAAACGGAAAATAAAAGAAGATGCCCAAAATAATTTTTTAAACTACGTTAAGTATGTATGGGCTGATTTTATTAATGGCAGACACCATAGAATTATGGCAGATGCTTTTGAGAGGGTGGCTAGGGGTGAATTAAAACGCCTTATTGTCAATATGCCACCCCGTCACACAAAGAGTGAATTTGCTTCTTATTTATTACCATCATGGTTTTTAGGTAAGTACCCTAGCAAAAAAGTAATTCAAACTTCCCATACAGCGGAGTTAGCTACAGATTTTGGTAGAAAAGTTAGAAATCTGGTAAATAGTTCTCTTTATAAGGAAGTGTTTCCGGATGTATCACTGCAATCTGACTCTAAAGCAGCAGGGCGTTGGAACACTAGCCATGGAGGTACATACTTCGCTATTGGTGTCGGAGGTGCAGTTACCGGTAAGGGTGCGGATCTACTTATTATTGATGATCCTCATTCTGAGCAGGAAGCTGTACTGGCAGAAGTTAATCCTGATATTTACGACAAAGTTTATGAGTGGTATTCTTCGGGTCCACGACAACGTCTGCAACCAGGTGGAGCGATTGTTGTTGTAATGACCAGATGGGCAAAAAGAGATTTAACAGCTCAAGTTGTAAAAGCCTCTGTCCAAAGAGGTGGGGAGGAGTGGGAGGTTATAGAGTTCCCAGCCATACTTCCTTCCGGACAGCCCCTATGGGGGGAGTTTTGGAGTCTGGAGGAATTAACTGCTCTGAAAGAAGAATTACCTATACATAAATGGGCAGCTCAATATATGCAAGCTCCTACTGGAGCTGAAGGAGCTATGATAAAAAAAGAGTGGTGGAATGTTTGGGGAGAACCCAACCCCCCTCTATGTGACTATATAATTCAATCGTGGGACACAGCGTATTCAAAAAGCACTCGTGCTGATTACTCTGCGTGTGTTACTCTTGGTGTATTTAAAAGAGATGATAAAGAAGATAATAGTCAAAACAGCCATGTAATTATATTAGATGCTTTTAAAGCTAGATTAGAGTTTCCGGAATTAAAAATAAAAGCATTAGAACTTTATAAAGAGTACGAACCAGATTGTTGTATTATAGAAGCGAAAGCAGCAGGTTCTCCATTAATATATGAGTTACGACGAATGGGTATTCCTGTTCAAGATTACACACCCTCTCGTGGAAATGATAAAATCACGAGAGTTAATTCAGTTACTGATTTTTTTGCTTCGGGTGTAGTGTGGTACCCCCCTACTAGGTGGGCTGAAGAGGTTGTAGAAGAATTTGCGTCATTCCCTTCGGGTGAACATGATGATTTGGTTGATGCCATGACACAAGCTCTTTTGCGATTTAGACAAGGTGGGCTTGTTAGGTTGGCTTCTGATGAGCCTGATGATATTAAGTATTTTAAAAGTCCCAGACGGGCTGCTTATTATTAATAAGTGAAAACTAGGAAAATGATATGGCTAAAAATAGCATAGAGAAAAGTTTATATACTACACCCCAAGGTATGCCACCAAATGTAGAACCTGATTTAGCTATCGAGATTGAAGATCCCGAGAAAGTAACTGTATCTACCCCGGGCGTTGAAATAGTTTTTGATCCTACTAAAGATAGTGATGGCACAGGTATAAATGAGTTTTCTGCAAATCTTGCTGACTATATGGGAGAGGATGAACTTGCAGATTTATCTTCTACTTTATTAGAACAATTTCAAAGTGATAAAAATTCTAGAAAAGAGTGGGAGAGAACTTATAGAGAAGGTTTAAAACTTTTAGGTTTAAAAATAGAAGATAGAACTGAACCCTGGACAGGGGCTTGTGGTGTCTTTAATCCTATTTTATCTGAAGCAGTCGTGCGATTTCAAGCTGACGCAATAATGGAAACTTTTCCTGCCCAGGGACCTGTAAAAACTCAAATCATAGGTAAGGTTACTAAAGAGAAAGAAGAGGCTGCTACTCGGGTTAAGGACGATATGAATTATCAGCTAACTGTTCAAATGCCGGAATATAGACCAGAGCATGAAAAAATGTTGTGGTCTTTGGCTTTAGCGGGAAGTGCGTTTAAAAAAATATATTATGATCCTGCTTTGGAAAGACAAGTCTCTATTTTCATACCGGCTGAAGATTTTGTAATCTCTTATGGGGCTTCCGATCTTCATACGTCGGAAAGATACACTCACATTATGCGTAAAAACGCTAATGAAGTGCGAAAACTTCAAGTAGCTGGTTTTTATAGAGACATAGAGTTGCCTGATCCCGGTGAAGCAGATGCAGATTACTCTGAAATACGCCCTGATAGTGATGAAGAGTCTAATATTTACCAAGATGATAGGTACTTATTACTAGAGATGCACGTTGATCTTGTTTTAGAGAGCGATCCTCTTAAAAATAAGGACGATATAGCTGTTCCATATGTTGTAACTATCGAAAAATCTTCTGGTGAGATTTTATCTATCAAGCGTAATTGGAATCAAAATGATGATTTATATGAAAAACGATTACATTTTGTGCATTACATCTATATTCCCGGATTTGGTTTTTATGGATATGGTCTAATTCACTTAATTGGTGGTCATGCTAAGTCTGCAACTTCCCTTTTAAGGCAATTAGTAGACTCTGGCACTCTTAGTAACTTACCAGGGGGGTTAAAAACTCGTGGATTACGTATAAAAGGTGACGATACCCCTATTTCTCCCGGAGAATTTAGGGATGTAGACGTCGCT